CGAGTTGCAACGGATGGCAGTGCCGTTCATCGTCATTCTCTTTGGCCTCGCGATGCTTCAATACCTCGTCAATGCGGATGTCGTCCCAAAAGGCGTCCGCGTAGCGCCGCCAAATCCAGTGAGAGAAACGGTTTTTCTTTTGGTCGCCATCCATGCCCTTGAGGTGCCGGATGTCGGCGGGCATTTGCTCCTCGCCAGCGTAGCGGTGCAGTCCGGTAGGGTGAGAGACAGGCACCGCGTTTTCACCGCTACGGCGGAAGATGAGAAGCTGGTCAGCGTTTGCCATAGAGCACCGCGATGAGTCCTCGCACATTTGCCGATGGGCCAGAGATTTCATCATCGTGCGGTTGCGAACCGTCAGCGGCTCTTTCCAGATGAAATACCGATGAGTGAAACGGAAGCCGTTCTTTTCGTGCAGGCGGATAACGTCGCCGGGGAAGTCCGTGAGCGCGTCATTGCCTGAGTTGCCGGTCGGAATATCCATGCAATGCACGGCGCTCATCCTGCCCGGTTTCGTGAGGCGGTGGAGTTCTTGAATCACAAACTCGTAATGCCTGTAAAACTCATCCTTTGAAATGCAGTTGGACAAATCCTGTTCGTCGCTGCTGTATTGGTAGAGTCCCGCGAATGGCGGCGAGTAAAGCGAGAGATCAACGATGCTCGCCGGGAGTTGCTTCATTACCTCCACGCAGTCGCCGTGGTAGAGTGCATATTTTTTGGTCAGTAGTTCTTTCGGTGTAGTGTTCATGTTATTAAATCCAGCTTGGCAGTGTCGGGGTTATGGTGTGTGTTTTTCTTTCAGATTTGATTGCGTCATTCATGTGCTTCACAAGCTCCTCAAACATCTTCTCAGCTTGCGCGGCTTTGCGGCTCATATTGTCGCGCACGCGCTGTTCTCCTTCGCTGGCGATGATGTCCACGGTTACGGGGTTTTTCTGTCCGAAGCGCCAGCATCGGCGGATTGACTGATAGTATTGCTCGTAAGAGTGCGAAGCGAACGTGACAACGTGATTGCAGAATTGCCAGTTGAGTCCCCAAGCGCCGATTTTCGGCTTGATAACAAGCACGCGCTTTTCTTGATTCAAGAACGCATCATAAGCGGCCTCTTTTTCGTCGTCACTCATCGGCCCCTTCACTTGCACGCTGTTGGGAATCATGGCTTCCAGCGCCTCGCCCTCGGCGTTCGTGTGGCACCATGCCACGGCGGGACGGTCGTGAGAGACAAGCTGTGCAACCATTTCGCACCGCTCTTTCAGCGTGCGCTTGCGCTCATCCCTTTCCTCGGCAAGCCCGAAGGCAGGCATCGTGAAAAGCATTCCGTCCGGTGGCGTTGTCGGCTTCACGATATGCTCGCGCTCATTCAGTGCCGGGAGTTCGTAGCCATCATCGGCAAACCCGATGTCAGACGGCTTGCGGCACGCTCGCGCCCATGAGCAAACCCATTTCCAAAAATGGTCGTGCGCGTGGCCCTTCAATCGCCAGCCGTTAATTGCCTGCGAGACGCGGAATGAGATTTTCCCAAAATGGTTTGCCTGCTTTTCGAGGTTGTTAATCTTCTTCTCGTATTGGTCGGTCGTCTTTTGGTCCATCTGCTTAAAGAAGCGCGAAAGCATGTCCGAGTTGTTCAAGTCGCCTAGCGCCTCGGATGATGTTCCAAGTTCCGTGAAGTCATTCGGTGCCGCTGTTGCCGTCCAGAGTGAGCGGTAAGGCAGCTTGCACATAAAGCGCGTGACGGCCTTCTGTGTTGCTCCGGTGGCGTGTTTGATGATGCTGCTTTCATCGCACGCGACGGCCACGAAATCAGAAGCGTTGAAAAGGTGGAGCTTTTCGTAATTGGAAATCGTGATTTTCCCGGCTGGTTTTCCATCGCGAGACCGGCCCGCAGCTATCCCGAAACGTGCCGCCTCTTTGAGCGTCTGTCCGCCGACTGCCAGCGGCGTGAGAATAAGCACGTTGCCGTTGGTTTTTTCCACGATGTTTTGGCACCACACAAGCTGCATCAGCGTCTTGCCGAGTCCGCAGTCCGCGAAGATTGCGGAGCGTCCTTTGCGGCAGGCCCATTCGATAAGTGCGCGCTGGAATGGGAAAAGGAAATCCGGCATGAATGTAGGTTCAAATCCAAACTCGCCTCCGAGTTGAGATTTCGCGTCTAAGAACTGTTCGTAGGTTTGATTCATAAAGTTACTCCTGCAAAAATGTCCGCACGCGGGCGATAAGTTGCTCCTTGGTCTCGCTGTCCGTGTCTGTCAGTTCGAGTTTCATGGCTTTGCTTTGCGTTTCTTGGGTTCGTCGGCAGGCCACGGGATGCGGTTGCGCTCGGCCAAAAATTGGCAGGCTTCGAGTTCGGTGTCGGCGTCGGCTACTTTGTTGCGGCGCATCAAATCGGCCATTGAATACTCATGGGCCAACTCAGTGAACGCCCGGCGCGTGCCGTCCTTCATTGTGATAGTCGCGAAGAAAGCCATCCACGGGTAACGATGCCCCGCGCCTGCCAGCCGATGCGTGGCGACCGAGTTCTCGCGCTTGAATGTAGCGAGGGCCGTGCTCATTGCATCAGGATGCTCTCGGCGTGATTTAGTCGCTCCATCGCGGCGGCGAGGTCTGCGACTAGGCGGCGGTTGGCGTTGCGCAGGTCGGCGTTGTCGGCTTCCGCCTCGGCTGCGTCGGCTTCGGCGGCGCGCAGGCTTTGGCGTGCGTTGTCGCGCTCGGCTTCGGCGGCGCGAAGCTCGCCCATTGCAAGCGCGAGGTCGCGCGATTGGTAGCTGATTTGGATGCGAAGGGTTTCTAATAGTTCGGCAATTTTTGTGTTCATTTCATTGCCTCCAGTTCCAGCTTTTCCAGCCGATCCTTGGCGTTGCGCATCGTCACTGTTGCGAATGCAATGGCGAGTCCAGTGTCGTCACCTTCGGATTCGATGCGCTCCAACGTCTCAAGTGCTTCGTCGTATGCGGTGCGGGCGCGCACAAGTTCCGGCGCGGGTGTTTCGGGAGTGTTCAATAGGTCGGGTTGTGTGTTCATTGTGTCAGTGTGTGAAAGTGTTTTCCCCGGCGTGCCATCTGGTCGCCCGCGCATAAACCCAAGTCGGCTTTACTAGCCGCTCCATTTGTGACTTAGCATTCATGCGTGCAATTTACACGGGAAATTTGTTGGCTACTCAGTAGCGGCTGGCTCGTCGTCACGCCAAACGAGCGACAAAAAACGAGGCTCTGCGTGCATGTCAAAAAAGTCCACGCGCTCCCAATGCGGCACCGATTTACCCCAATAGTTGCGCGGCGAATACTGCCACACGTCATCGCCGTTTGCGAAGGCCGCTAGAAACTTCATCCGCTCGGCAACCTGCTCGCGACTGAACGGGTCGTGCAGGAATGTCTTGAAGTCGTCAAACGTAACTTCGCCGCGCGTCGCCTCGCGTGCGTCGTTTTCGGTGTGGCGTAGCTGCGAGGCGGTCACGCGCTCGTCACGGTCGCTGATACTGTTGTGAAAGTCTGGCATGGCTAGAGTTCCCACGGCGGGATTTGCGACGCGCCTGCAAATGGCGATTCCGGCTCCTGCTGCCCACCTGCGGGGACAGGCTCAGGGCGCACGGTGTCGCGCGGGTTGGTTTGTTCTGTGCTAGGTTCAGTCATTGGAGTTTGGTCTTTACGAACGTGATTAGCTTTTCCATTTGGTCGTCATAAAAGTGGTTGAAAATGCCGTCGCTGCCGAGTTGCTGCCACCAGATATAAAGCACAGCGCGAAGCCGTGTGCCGGGTGACTTGCCGATGCCGCGCTCGGTCTTGACCTCGACAAGCTCTGCGTCGGGCGTGTCGTGCGGCGTGATGAGCACCGAACAGGCGGTGCCGTGAAGCTGGATTAGCGTTCCGCTTTCGCTCGGTCGAAGCTCCGGCGTCTCCACCGAAAAGACGACGCTGTGATCCTTGCGGCTGCGCGTCTGCCCCATTTCACAAGATTCCAGCAAGATGGCTTTGAGTGGCGTGCTCATAATGTCGTCCGCGTCCGCCGCGTCCCGGCCCTGTGCCGAGACGCGACGGGGATGCGGGGTGTTGGTTAGAGCGGCACGTCGTCGAAGTCGTCCACCGGAGCGGCAGGCGCGGGCTTTGCTGCTGCCGTGGCGGGCTTTTTGAGGCTCACGCGGATGGCGAGCGTTGTCTTGCCCTGATACTCCACGTCGCGAGCGGTCAGAATGACTTGCTTGCCAATCCAGTCGTCCGTCTCGTCACCGTAAAGCTGGCCGATGGTGCCAGCATTGGTCTTGTTGCAGACCAGTTTTTTCTCCTTGCCCTTGAAGCCGATGACGAGCTTCTGTTCTTTGTCTGCGCCTTGCCCGATTGATTCGAGTTCGACGCTGCTGATGGTGGCGATCACGTCTCGCCCTTGTAGGTCGTCCGCTTTCAAAAAGCTGGACGGATATGCTTCACTCAGTTTCATTGGTTTGTTTTTTCTTGTGCCTGTATGCTCGATGAGCGGAGGCGGGTTTGTTGTTGTGCCGGTTCTACCGGCTGAAAGTTAGGGCAGCAATTCCGGCTGCGCGGCGTCCGGCTCGTCAGGCCGGTAATACTCCACCGCGATGTCAGCCTCCAATCGTGAGTGCGCGGTGACGAGGAAGTCGCGCCCGCCGTAGCGGATGGCGTATTCCGTCGCGCCTGTTGCGTCGGCGACGCATTGTATCGCGCGGGAGTTGATGCGGATGGGGTTCATTTGCCCTCCTTGCCAAGCTCGGCGATGAGCGCGTCGGCGTAGCCACACGCAGCGCGAGCCGTGGCAGCTTGCAGGTCGGCGGGCTTGTACTCCGCAGCATCGGCGGGCGTCATAAGGCCGATGATGGCTGGCATTGCTTTGGCCGCGATGTATGCGCGCAGGCTCATGCCGGTAGTCAGGTGCGAGTCGGGAACCGAGAACGACATTTCGGAGCGCACAAACTCCGCGAACATTTTTGATTCTTCGGGCGTCATGTTTTTCATAGGCGACCTTGGTTCGGTTATTTGCGAAGGATGAGCCAGCCCGCGACGATGGCGGTTGCTAGCAGTATTGGCGCGAGGCGCATGGTCAGCCGCGCATTGCGGCGGCGGGTGGCGCGACATTCCGCGCAGTTGCAAGGGGTGGGTGTGTAGCTCATGGTGGTGAGTCTCGCCGGGTATCGCCCGCCCCTTTCGAGGCGAGCGTCACCCGACAAGGTAGAGTTAGGCTGCGATGCGCGATTCAGCGGCGGCGTAGCTATCAGCGAAGTTCAGATTGAACTCGGCGAGGTCGCGGGCGTCTTGCATCGGGATTCCGTATGCGGCGGCGATTTTGGAGGCGAGAAGTTCTACATTCTCGATTGTGACGTGCGCTTTGTTGTTTTTCATTTTGTCGGATGATTTGGTTTGGTTTCGCTCGGCGGGTTGCCTTGCTGGAAAACACTTAAGCGCACGCCGCCGAATCGCGCAAGAATTATTTTCAATTATTTTCGCGCAGTATTTTTAGCACTTCGTAAAGCCTTGAGTTGCGGGGCAGCTACGCCGGATTTTGCCACCGCTCTTTTCCGGTATTCGCCGCGCTTTTTGCCCGCGTCGCTGCGCTTTTTCGGCGCGAGATTCGTGCGCGATTCCACGATTGCGCGCAGCCCTTTCGCCTCCTGCTCCGTGGGCGTCCAGATGCCATCGAACATGCGGCGCACGTTGCCGTAGTGCGTGCCGAGCAGCGCGGCGATTCTGCTGATTGCGCCGCGCTTGGGGCGGTTAGTGAGCGGGTCGGTGATGTATTTTTTCCAATTCATGTTTTGACTTTATTTCGCCGATGTGCTTTTGTCAAGGCTGCATGAAAAAACACCGCTTCATCGTCGTCGTGAAAACCGACATGGGCCGCGCGCACGCGGCAGGCGCGCTAACGGCTGCGCTTGGATGGAGCGCGCCCGGCAGATGCGAATTTCATTTGTTGAAATCAGCACCGAAAAAGAAAAGCGGTGCGAAGTGACTGCGCTCCCCGCCAACGCCCGTCTGTGTCACCGCTGCGGAGAGCACTACATTGGCCGCGCGTGCCCGAAGTGCCCGCCTGCGCTCGCCAGCGCCCCGCCAGCGGCTCCGGTTGCGACGCGCTGTGCGGACGTGCCGAGGCTCGTCTTGCGGCTGACAGGGCAGGTGCGAGGCGGAAAAAACGGAATGGGAGTTACGCGCACCGGACGGCACTACGCGAAGCCGACGTTCGCGCGCTGGCGCGATGATGCCGTGCGGCAGATTCGCTGCCAGCTTCCGAGCGGCTGGAAACCGATAGACGTGCCGTGCAACGTGCGACTGGACTACGTTGCCGGGGACAAGCGGCGTCGCGACATGCCGGCAGTGCTGGACGCCGTGTGGCACGTATTGGAGAAGGCCGGCGTGGTTGCGGACGACACGCTGCTGTGGGCGGTGCAGTCCTCGCGTAGCTACAAGGCAGCGCCGGGCGTGACGATTACGTTCTTGGACGGCGTGCGGTGATTCACCACACCGCTTTCAGTGCCTTCATCTTCCGGCGAATATCACAAAGCCGGTCGTCCGCGTAAAACACAGCCTCGCGCACGCGGCACTCATCGCGAATGACGACGTGCCGCTCCACGATGCGACGCGACGGCATCGGCGCTGCGTCCATCTTGGATTGCTCCGCGCGCACGCGGCTCCAGCGGATGTTCACGCGCTCTCTAGCTTTTAGACTCGCGCGGCGTATGCTTTTGATTGTGCTCCACTTGCTCATTTTTCGGTATCGAGTTGAGTCGTATAATTACTGGTTCCCCGACTCAGAGTGCCGAGGGTCGGCGTTACCCTTCGGAAGACCGGGCACGCATTCCTCGAAGCCGAGCGTTTTCATTTCACGACGGTCTGCGATTTCAGTAGTTCGACCGTGTTCTGGAAAGCGCGCTGGAGAAGTTCATCAGACAGCTTTAGCTCATAGACGCTGCCGCTCCGAGCCATGCCAGCCATCACGCAATCCGCGATGTGCTCCAGCACGTCGAGCAGGTTCACGTCGTCCGGCACACCATCCGCCATGTTCAAGTGATGCCGATGGATTTTGCGGTGATTGTCCCACCACCCGGTTTGTTTGAAGCCGGTCACGAAATCCTCGTGAAACCAGTTAATCAGGCTGAGTTTGTCATAGTCATGGCCACCGGCTGCCTCGACCATTTTTGAGACAAAGAAAGCCATTCCCTTGACCACGTCGCCGATGTGGACTCGGCTCGATTCAAGAAGCGTTTCCTTTGTAGTGTTGGCGAAGTCGCAGGTTCGCGTATCTGCGGTTGGTGATTTAGTGATTTCGATCATGTGTGTTTGTTGGTTTGGTTTCTAAAAGTCCCCCCGCTCCAAAGAGGCACTCCCGATCCCGCGCCAGTGGTGATTTGAACGGGAGTCAGGGAACCAGACGCATCAGCAAACACGCCCATTGTCGTGCTGTTGCGCGGGGTGAGGATGTCAGGTGTCGTGCTCATGGGTTTTGTGTCGGCGTGTTGCTGTGCTCCCCGTTAGAATGCATTTTAGTCGCAACGCCGTTTTGTAGATTGACCTTGCTTCCGCAGTCGCAGGTGTGCGTGAGTTGTTCGCTCCAGTGTGCATACACATACGCCGGATATTTGTGATACCTTCCGCAGTCGCACGTATAGCCGCTATCATCACCGGGCATTCTAACCATGCCAGTGCAGCGAACAGTCTCCTTGCCTGTCAGTTTTCGAGCGGTTTTCTTGGTCTTCATGTCAGTGGTTTTTGTTCGGTTTCTGTGATTGTGTCGGAGCCTGTCGCTGACCGGCAGCGTTATACCCACTTCCTTCCCGATCCGGCGCGCTATCTCCCAACCACCCACCCGCCTTCACTGGTGCCCTCCATCGTAGCTGTAGTGGTGATCCGAGTCGCCGGGTTGCGGAATCCGCGACTCCGGTGGTCGGGATAGCCACTCAACTTGTCTTTTCCAGTATTCGACGTTGGCCTTAGCGACTTCGATTTCGGTTTCGTAGAGCCTGCCATCGGCGGCTTTGTATGCTTGTATTAGGTTCATGGTGTTGTACTTCCGGGTGTTGCTCCACCCGCTCCCCCACCGCCCGAGCGGCGCGAACGAGCGTTATGGTGTTCATGTTTTGCACGAATAAACGCAACTTTACCGCGTGTCAAAATAAATCTAAATCTTTTTTGCCTTGCCAGCGCGAGCGATGCGCGGCAACGTGCGCGGTCATGCCATCCCGCGAGCCATTCACGTTTATTTCATTCCGCGCGGGCGAGCCTGCGTGCGCGGTCGAGCTTCACGCCGATAATCCCGCACTGTGGCAAACGCTGTGCGGCGTGAGCCAAAGCCGCACAAGCGGTGCCGTGGTGCGCGGTGCGCGACGGTGCCGAGAGTGCCGTGCGGAGATGCAGCGGCGCGGACGCTACACGCCGAGCGCGCGGAAAATGGCAGGGCACTTTCCCGAATGAGCAAGCCATCCAAGAAGCCCGCAAAGTGCCGCGCGTGCGCGAAGCTGGAGCGCGCCCGCGTTGCGCTCCAAATCATTTCCACGTGGGCCACGTTTGAAGGCGGCGCGGTGTTCAATCGCGAGGACGTGCTGGCCCTCGCCACGAAAGTTTTGCGCGAGCTGAAATAGGGCTTGCAAAGTGCCCGCGCTGCGCGGAAGATGCGCCATCGGCAATTCCTGCCGGTAGCTGATTTCAGCCAGCTTCAAAACATTTCCTTGCCCCGCTTGTGCCGCGCTCTTTCGAGCC